CTCCTACTGAAGAAAGAGTTACGCAAGCAATTCAAATTGGTTGCCACTTGATTAGCAAAGAATGCGCTAATAGATTTATTACTAACAATAACTTAGATTGGGAATTATTACCATAAAAAACAGAATTAAAAATGCCACCGAAAAAAGAACCAGTACTTGAAAGAATTAGAAGTCTTTTAGAAGAAATGAATACTCTAGATACTTTTTCAGCACTTGCATTAACTAAAAAAGTTAAAACAGCCCCTGTTGTAATAGAAGTTTTAAAGGATTTAAATGTGATAAAAGATTGTGAAACTGCATGGAGTAACCCAGATAATTTAAGTTCTAACGAAGTAGTTAGATATACTTTTGCTCAAAAAAATCATATAAAGTTTTCTCAAAAAGTAAAACATATTGAGATAACGGATGAACTTGTGGAAGAAATTTACCAAGCTGTAGGTCAAAAGAGAAGCAGTAATACAAAGAAAAAGAATAAATCCAAATTTTATTATTAATGAAAAAAAACATCAAAATTATTCAAGCAGATTTACTAAATTCGCCTGAGAAACTAGACTTTGTAGTACATGGCTGTAATTGCTGGCATACAATGGGAGCTGGATTAGCTGCACAAGTAGCTAAACAGTTTCCAGAAGCTCTAAGAGTTGACAGAGAAACACTTTCAGGTGAAATACATAAATGGATTAGCTTTACAGAACCTACTAGTCGGGATTTTAGAATAGTAAATCTTTACACTCAATATTGGCCTGGAAAAAATTTTCAGTTAAGTAGGTTAGAAAAGTGTTTAGTCCAGTTTTATGGTCTTATTGAGTCTTTGTACCCTGATAAGTGTGTTAATATTGGATTTCCTAAAATAGGAGCTGGTATTGGTGGAGGAGATTGGGAAGAGATTTTTAAGGAGATTGAGAAATTTGCTAGGTTTCTACCTAAATCTACAATTATTATTCACGAACTTTAAACTTAGTAGAACGAAAAGCTACCGAATCCCAATTACTTACGAAAGAGTTATGTTTATAGATATAGAGGCTAATAGCCTACAAAATGCTGTAAATGTAGCTTTAAAGCATTTTATGCAAATTCCAGACGAGGCTTACTTAGGGGATAGCTTTGAAGTTGACCCCTCTATAGAAGAGGAGTATGATGGGGAATTTTCCCTAGAAATGGCCATTCAATCACTTTAAATTTTACAACTATGAGTATTTTAGAAAAAGTCAAACCTACTCCTTGGGTAGTTAAGAATGCAGAAAGGTTGTTTATACTACTTTGTATTAGCATAGCTCTAAATGCAATCCTTTTGTACAGTCTAGGAGAAGTACTAAAAAGGGAAAGAAAAGAAAAAAGTACGGAAGAAGTTATTAGTCTAGAACCCTTAGTTTCAGACACTGCTTTTAATGAACTCAATCATTCCAATCTTTATGAGTTTCTATTACTCATAGGCGTAGAATTTCCTGAAATTGTAGTTAGCCAAGCTAAACTAGAAACTGGTAACTTTACTTCTAGGTATTGTACAGAATTTAATAACTTATTTGGAATGACTAAACCAGGTAAAAGAGTCTCAGTTGCTAGTGACTTTTGTGGTGGAATAGCTGTTTATCCTAACTGGAAATACTCTTGTTGGGATTACTTACTTTGGCAACAATTTCATTTTAATACTAAAGGAGTTCCTAAAGACTATTACAGCTTTTTAATTAGAGTTGGATATGCTGAGGACTTAGAATATGTAGAAAAGTTAAAATTGTTAAAGTAATGAAGCATTATATAATTACTCCCGCATTTATTAAAGGTGAAGTATTGCTGATGGAAACAACTCCCTTTGTATCTTCTATGGTTAAAGCTAAATCTATTAAAAATGCTTGGGGGTACGATTCTTTTGTACTTAATAGAGATGCTTTCGCAAAGGAGACTGATGCTATTAGTTATTTAGAAAAGAAACGTCTAGATAGGATAGCTGATTTAGAACGTCAGCTTGCTAAGTTTAAAAAATTACAATTTAAAATAGTTGAGACATGAAAACAAGTATTCAGATTGGTGTAGCGTTTACATTTGCAATTGCAATACTTTTACCCTCATTAGTAATGTGAGAAATGTCAGAAGATGCCTATATAGAAAGGTCTCGATTACTAAAGTATGTATTCTTGTTTTCCTTGGATTTGATTGCTTTTGGATACTTATGTTGGAATTTAATTAACTATGAGGGGGATAAATAACTCTCAACTTAAAATGGGGGCAAATGACTAGAGAAGATAAATTTACTATCATTTTGAATGATTGGGCTAAAGTAGGTTACAAAGGGATTGTACAGGCTACAACTGGATTTGGTAAGACTTTCTTAGCCAAAGCTGCGATTAAGGGAATGATTAGGCGAAAGGGAATTAAAAAGTGTTTAGTTACTGTTCCTACAATAGTTCTAAAAGAACAGTGGGAAGAGCGTCTAAGTAGTATTGTTGGAATCAAAATTGATATACTGGTAGATATTACTGCGTATACTAGGCTAGCTGAAGGAGTATTAGGAACTTATGATTTAGTAATAAATGATGAGCTTCATACCTTAGCTACAGACCTAAAGAAGGTCTTGTTTGATTTCGATTGCTACTACTTAGGGCTAACGGCTACACCTTATAGGAATGATAAGAAAGAGGAGATGTTCCTTAATTCTATCCCTATAATTGCCAATGTCACCTTCGAGGAATGTGTGAGAAATAAGTGGGTTTCACCTTTTATGGTTTTTAATGTTCAAGTTCCATTATCTAGTCAAGATAGGATTAACTATGAAAAAGCTAATAGTACTTTTAAGTATTGGGCCTCTCAAGGAGGTTATGGCTTTAACGTAGGAGGGGCTACTAAATGGCTAGCTGATGGTACACCTGAACAAAAGAAGATTGCTGCTGGTTATATGCGCTGGATGAAAAAGCGTAAAGAAATACCAGTAAAAAATCCTCTCAAGTTAAAAGCTTTAAAGATAATTTTAGAATGTTTACCTTTAGAATCTAAAGGAATACTATTTAGTCAAAGTATTGAGTTTGCTATTCAAGTTACCAGTTTAACCCCCAATTGCGCTAGCTTTCATTCAAAGCTAGGTAAGAAGGAAAAAACTGGAATACTAGAAGATTTTAATGCAGACAAATTAGATTGGCTAAGTGCTGTTCAAGCTTTAGATGCTGGATTTGACTCTCCAAAAGCTAATGTAGCTATCATTATTAGTGGATATTCCGCTAAATTAGTAGATACACAGCGTACAGGTAGAGTTATTAGATATATTGAAGGTAAACAAGCTATAATTATCAACTTATTTACATCTGACACCCAAGAAGAGGTATGGTTAACGAAACGACAAGAGGGCGTTCAAACCATTAAAATCAACTACAGTGAAATTAGTCGTGCTTTACCCAGATATTTTGAGTCCATGCACTCAAATGTATCTGCACCTTGTTAAAGAAGGAGACTTAGAGACTGCTCAAAAGTTATTAGTTCAAACTAAAACTGGAGAGCAGTCTTTTATTATCAAAGAATTATTAAAAGTTAAATATATTACCGAATATGAAGAAGACTTAACAAAAATAAACTGGACAACTCAATCAAAAATAGGAGTAAAAAACAATAAGGTACTTGAGGTAGCCACATGGATAGAAGAGTACCGAGATTTGTTTAACAATAAAGGCTCTGGAAAAAGGGGTGATAAGGCTGCTTGTAGTCGAAAAATGCAAACCTTTCTACAGAAATATCCAGAATTTGCAGATAAAGAGGTTATCTTAACTGCAACTAAGAAATATATAGCTTCTCAAGCTGAAAGCGATTATAGGTTTCTTAGACAAGCCGATTACTTTATTTGCAAAAATAGCGGTGATGGAGCTAATACTTTTCATATTGCAGCTTATTGTGAAGAGGTACTAATTAAATCTAATTCAACTCCTACTGGATATGATGGACGTAAAGCTGTATAGTGGAGTTATAAATGAGGTAGGAGCTTTAACTTCAAACTATGTTAAGCAATCTTACTTAGATGAAATATCTCGTGGAGTAAGTGGTCGTAATATAGGGCTTCCTATGGGGTTCGAGAGGTTATCTCAATATGTCTGTAATCTACAGAGAGGTAGGTATGACTTATGGGGTGGAGGTACAGGTACAGGAAAGAGTGCTATCATTCAAATGTGCTATATGACTAACCCTATTAGATACTTACTTCAACATCCTGAACTAAATATAAGATTCAAAGTAAAGTACTTCAATATGGAGATGCCTACTAAGAATATTATAGCCAAACTTCATGCTAACTACATATTTAAGAAGTTTGGGCATAGGTACAGTGTTAATAAAATCTTCTCTAAAGGAGTAATACTTACAGCCGATGAACAGACAATTCTTAAAGATAGTATGCACTTTGTAGAGAAACTACTTCAATTTGTAGAATTTTACGAAAGTGGTGATATAACTCCTAACTATGTATTTAAGGTTCTAATGGATGAGGCTAGAAATTCTGGAGAGTTTACTACTAAAATTTCTGTACCTACCCAAGATGGAGGCACTGAGGTTAAAGAAATTCCAGAGTCGGAGTTATTTGAGTATAAACCTAACCATCCTGATAGTTACACAGTTGTCATATTTGACCATTTAGGGCTTATTCGACCTAATAAGGATGATTCGGGAATTAAATCCGCAGTAGATAGGCTCTCATCTATGTTAGTTAGGTTTAGAAATAGCTGCGAGTTCTCTCCAGTAGCTGTATCTCAGTTTAATCGTAGTATTGAGGGTATGGACAGAAAGCAACAAAAGCATCCAGACCCTCAATTGTCAGATTTTAAAGATACTGGAAACCCAGCACAAGATTGCGACACTGCAATAACTCTATTCTCACCTGAACGACATAGACTAGAAACCCATAGAGGATACTTTATGGATGATTGGCAAGGTAGTTATCGAGGGTTATCAGTCCTCAAAAATAGAGATGGAAGAGATAACTTGGATATTGGGTTAGGCTTTATAGGCTCTATAGGCGAAGTATTCGAGCTTCCTAAAGTAGACGACTTAGAAGCCAATCCAAATGTTAAGAGTATGTTTGTAAACAAAATTAAATTATTTCAATAAATGCCACAAATAATGATTCTAGCAGATAGTGGTTTTGGTAAAACCGCTTCTATAGGCCCTAATCCTGAGTTTGGGATAATCGGGTTAGATAAAAAAGACACTTACATAGTAAGTGCAACTAGTAAGGACTTAACTTTCCCTAAAAGTAGGGAACTATTCCCCATAACTACTGTAGACGCTTTACCAAAAGGTAGTCGAGTAGTTACTTCAAGTCCAAAAGCAGTGCTGAAGGCTATTAGGATGTTAACCATAGCTCCTCATATTAAGAATATCATCTTAGACGACTTTAACTACATCATGCAGAAGTACTATATGGCAAATGCTTTAGCTAAAGGTTGGGATACCCCCAAGGCTATTGGTTTTGATATGGGACTAATCTTTGATGCAATCGAAGAAGCTTCTTTAAAGGGTAAGAATGTAATAATCTTAGCTCATGGAGAAGTAGTAGAGAAAGAGGATGGAAGAAAGGGCATTCAATTAAAAACAACTGGCAAAATGGTCAGAGAGTATATGACCCCAGAGGGGCTTATGGACGTATTGTTATTAGGATTCTCCCGATGGGACTCAAATTCTAATAAGGTGGTAAAAGAGTACATAACCAGAGAAACAGAGCTGTATGCCTCTGCAAAATCCTCTACAATGTTCTCAGAGGCTGCAATTCTAAATGACCTTCACCTTGTAGTGGAGGCAGTAAATACCTATTACGGTACTACAAAGTGAAAATTTTTTCAATAAAATGAAAAAAATAGTTGCAGAAGTAAAATCCTGACGTATATTTGTCAGGTCAAAAAGACGCAAATTTTTAAACATAAAAAATAAATCATCATGTCAGAAATTAGTTTATCATTCGGAATCCCTAAAAGCGGTCAAAGAAGCCGCAAACAGCGTATCACATTTGGTGGGGAAACAGCCACAATAGTTGCTACTGGTAAGGTTGGTAAGTCAAGCCAAGTTCTTTACCTGAACTCGGCTGCTCTTGAAATGTTGGGTATTTCTCCTGAAGGGGCTAACAAGTCTCAAATAGGAGTAGATGTACGCCACATGACTATCTCTAACCTTGAAGCCTTGCCTTCGGATTCTTTTGGAGTATTGCCTGTTGGTCAGAACAACAAGTTCGATTCTAAATCAGGTCAAGCGAGAGACGGTAAGATTGTAAATTACCTACGCAAAGTAGCTGGAGCAGTCTCAGATACTAACCATGTAGTATTCTCAGTAGAAGTAGTAGAAGCTAACTTGAATGGCGCTCCAGTGCCAACGATTAAGTTGACTTACTCAGGTACATTGGAAGCTGATGAAACATTCATCGCATACTTTACACGCAAAGAGGGTGAAGAAGTAGTTGCAGAAAGCTCACCTACAGTTGCTCCTGTAGAAACTGAAGAAGTAAATACTTCGGAAGGAGAAGTAACTTCAGAACCTTCTGAAAATGAAGATTGGGATAATTAAAAATTCCCAGGCTGTAGTGAAAGGAGGTCTTGCGCAAATCTCACTGACTAGCATTAGTGAACTATAGTATCCCTAATTACATGCCTACTTATTTAAAAGAGACTGGTTAATTCCAGTCTCTTTCTTTTTATTACAAATTTTCAAATTAACAAACATATCAAATTTTAATTATTATGTCAGAATGGAACTCAGGAAGTGAGGAATATAAACCCAAAACAGTTGTTATCTTTAATAACGGTGTAGCTGGGGGCGTAGATAATGTGACTGTAACAGTCACTAAAGACCTAGAAGCTAATGGAGAAAATAAGAGGCCCGTTTTCAGTATAATCTTTACTGATGAAAAGGGGGCTACTACTAATCAAGGGTGGTGGTTACAAAAGCAAGATGATGAAGAAAAGGGACTAAAGAAGAACATTACTAAGCTTAGAGCTATCTTAGAAGCAACTGGCTTTTCAGGTACTTATCCTTCTGGAAATAGCTACGATGAGTTGCTTGGTAAGTTACTTAAACTTATTGGCGAAAATGCAAAAGGTAAAAAGTTCAGAGTTTGGGCTAACTATGGCACTACTCAAGGCCCAAAACCGTTTATTCAAGTTAGAAATTGGTCTCCCTGTATGGAGTTAATGGGTACTACCCCCACTACTTTAGAGCCAGCTAATATTGAGGTATTACAACGTCCTACACCTGATGGTGGAAGTGATGGAAGTGCTTTAATGGATACCCCAGGTGTAAGTCCTGATGAGGACAAAGACCCTTGGGACACTAACAACGGGTAATTTCTTGGTTTAATGTTTTAATTCAGGCCCCAATTCTTTTTTAGGATTGGGGCTTTTTTATTATCTTTGATGCCTATGAAGAAGTATAAATACGATTTAAACAGTTTTGAGTATCTACCTATAGTTAATGTAGTGGATATAACTACACCGCATTTAACTATTCTTCACGATTTCTATCCACAAATCCCTTTAGATATTAGCATTAGCTCCCCTTTGCCTGAAAGAGATGATACTATACCCTCTTTTAGAGTTACTCAAAAATATGGGTTTTTAATGTATAAAGACTTTACAACAGGGGAGTCTGGAAACATATTCAAGTTGATTGCCAGGATAGAGCAATTAAGCTATTCTGACGCTCTTAAACTAGTAGCTAGTAGATATAATATAAAATCTTACAGTAAGCTGAAACAGTTTGACTCTTTTAAACAAGAGCTAAAAAAGATTGCTGTAGAGAGAGAGTTAGTGGATATAAAAGTCGCTAAGAGACCCTGGATGCCTCACGATGTTGAGTTTTGGCGAAAGGGGGGAATAACAAAAAAAACCTTAGAGCGATATGATGTAGTACCTATTAAGTACGCTTTTATAGGTAAAATGCTGCTTCCAGTTGAGAGGTATGCTTACTGTTATACAGAGTTTAAAGATGGTATAATTACCAAAAAGATTTATCAGCCCTTTTCAAAAACTCGAAAATGGCTTAGTAATAATAATAGTTCAGTTTGGGAAGGTTGGAATCAACTTCCTAATACTGGAGAAGTCCTTATATGGACAAAATCCCGAAAGGATGAAATGAGTATCGTAGATACTACTAGCTTTGCTGCTATAAGCTTGCAAGCAGAGAGTATGATACCAAAACCCCATGTTGTTGACC